GGATCATGCAATCTCGGGCTCACAGGAGCGAATCGTGTGAGTCTCCGGCAGTTTGATGTTTTAAGTCGTCTCCGACGGGTCCTTTTAACATTGAAACTGGTTATTGATGTATTTAAGCATCAAACCATTGTACGTTTCAGTGTAAACCTTCTTCGGATCAAGAAGGCGAATGAATTCGTTGAGTCTTGGAACCTCAACATTGAAAACATCTTTCCCATGATGAAACCATTCGGAACAAGCAGTACGCAAGTTCTCAACAGTTTGATCCTTGAGAGGTTTTTCATCAGCACGTACCCATTGGCACATACTATAAATACTAGCGCGTTCTAAAGGAGCGAACATGCAATTTGGACTGTCAGGGTCTATTCTGAATTTCCTTTGGAGAAATACAAAATCTTTCTCATCGACAAAGGGCTTGTCAATGGGAGTTTTATCTGGATTGGTAATGTTCCAGTTGAATTGTTGATAAAATAATTTACTTATAGTAATCGCATTGAAGCGATCTCCAAAATCAACATGGACACCAAGTCCTGAATCATCTCCGAAAACGGCAAGGGCACACCATTTATCGAAATCATCAGGTGCTTCAGTAATAAGTTTTCGCCAAGCATAGCGGAAACAAATTGAATTGACAATCGAATTGAGGAGGGATGTAAACCATGATCCTGAGGGCATCATAGATTTAGAGAACACTCTGTTACCAAGCACATAATAAGCGTGCAAAGTAGAAGTAACAAGAATGTAAATTTGCTTTCCCCATTCGGAATCTTTATCAATTCCGAGAATATGACACATTTCTTCAGATACGAAGGGAGCTATACGGTACACAAAATTCATGTCCCAAGCTGGAGTGTCAAAAGCGATAAGCCGAGTTTTCGCACCATGTTTAAAGAGACGACGGTAAAGAAGTCCCCAATGAGTAGAATGAGCATTAATGCCCAGGGCGATATCAGACTCGGTTGGATATGCGCATATGGCCTCCTTCATAGTGCCACAGTACATTTTGCACCGAATAGTGTGTGCTTTCTCCATAACCGCAAAAAGACGAGAGTTTCCTGAAGCAACTCTGTCTATAGGACGTGTCTCATCTTTGAGACACAATGTGGCGAATGCTGGCGGCATAATACCCGCTTTAGCCATTCTCTCCTGTTCGTCAAGTTGACGTTGGAGCTCTCCACATATTTTGAAAGGGTCACGTTCGACCATATCTTTCAATTTTACACCTCTCTCAGCGAAACCTGGTCCGCTGGATTTTGCTAGAGAAAAGGAAGGAACGTCGACATTGTACTTTCCATTGAGCGTCTCTTCTACAGTCAAAATTTTGTGCAAGCGATGAGGCATGCCTGCATTTAATACACCCTTAAAATTGCCAGGATGCGTTAACAAAGGATCCATTTTATTGGCTTTTGTACCTTTGTATTTAGCTAGGGCGACGTCTCTAGGTTTAATGAGAACGCCATCCGCATTGCGAAACGGAGCAAGTTTCGCAGGTGCTTTCTGAATGGGATATGGACACGTTAGATAAGTCCTGTCAGGTTTAATAATCCCTTCTTGAAACAGAGAAGGCACCAGCTTTGTTTTGCTTGGCAAATGTATGGTATAATCAATATTACCAACATGGCGGGTTCCAGGGAGTTCATTAGACTCGGCTGTATATTTAAATTTCATTCCGCCTTCGGGCAATACCGGATCACCAATAGGTATGTGATCTTGGGGTGTAAACTTTCCTTCAATATCATCAATGTAGATGGGTGCAACTATGGAATCGCGACCAACACCTCCGATGTGAATAAAAGGTAGTTTCTTTTCAAATTTGTTGTTGAACATCACATAAGTGAAACCACAAGCGCCGGCAAATCCAGCACACTCTCGAACTACGAAGGCACCTTGTACGTCCTTTAACATAGTTTTTCCATTAATAGTAACTTCGGTTTCAATATCACGAATGCAATCTACAACTGAACCTTTGGTAATCACAAGAGCACCACGATTAAACTCACAGCGAGCAGGACCATAGCCTGAAAGATCATCGCCTCGAGAAGGCATGTGAGGAGTCATATCTTTCATGTGAGCACGTCCTTTGAACGCAATATAGGTAACATCGCGCTCAGGATACTTCACAAATGAAAGTTCGTGAGAAGAATAAACTTCAACAGCTGCTTTATCTTCGACAGAAATCTGATAAATACAAATAGAATCAACTGTTGATGGGTACTCAAACATGTGGGCAGCACAAACAGCTATACGACCCTTGACAAAGAAAAGAATTGCAGATATTGTGGCACCATCTGCATAGGTAACCGTGAAGGGATAGGAATTCCCTACAGCACGAGTAGCTACTTCATAACTTCCTTGATCTGAAGTTTGAAGCTTGATTCTTGCACCATTAACTAGCACGGCAGGAGCTTTGCCAAAAGGATGCATACGAGTCATAGTACGATCTCGTGTTTCTTTGTTGTCTTCGGATTGGGCTTCAATTCCCATCTTCCTCCTTGAGATAAATACTGCAAGAACAACAGCAAGAATTCCCATGGCAGCGGTAGTAACGCCAAGAATAACAGAGGAAACAGCAGGATCACCAAGAGCAGCAGCGAATTTGTAATAATAATGCCAGCACGTGGTATGCCAATGCATCTTAGGAAACATTGTAAATTCTTCTGATGCATTAGGAAGAGACTTTTGTTTAAGTAACCGTTTTAGGTTAACTTTACGTGCAAGATCAAGGCTCTCGAACCATGTATAGAATTCAGAATCAGGAGTATCAGTTTTGACGATGGAATAAATCTTTATATGGTCAGAAGCAGCCATCTGTTGGGCAATTACATTAGCACTCTGGAACATGTTGGGATGGACACCAAATGCCTTTCCAAGTTCAATACTATTAGGATAATTATTTTGCCAATCGTAGGTGGGTTTTCCTGTAATTAGCCAATCTCCATGGAACAAAAGATGATAATTAGTAGATCTCCATGAAACAATAAAATCCCAAGCCTTAGTTTCGCCCCATTGATTTGCCAAGCAGATAGCTTTCAAGGCAGGATCAATATTTTTCATCACATATGCTTGTTCTTTTCTAGCCCACCTAGCAAATTCCTTAGTAAGCCGAAAATTTCCATATTCGTACCTCGTTCTCATAGCTTGTTTCGACAATGTAAAATCAAAAGGATCAAAATCTTCGTACTCGACAGGTTCGTAACCGTTGGAATATTTGCCTGAGATATATTGAAGCTTGCTACCTCCCATTCCTTGAGCTAGAATACGTTTAAGCTTTACAGGATCGAGATAATTCTTGGGAAGCATGCAATGGGATGAGTCCATGGTGGACATGTACTTGTCCATCTGCTGGGCAGCTTTCTCACGTTCTTGTAGTTCACGAACAATGAGTTGAACAAGTTGATCATAATTGACACGAACGGAATTGGTCTTCCCTCGAATGTCAAAATTCCATTTAAGGAAATCTGCTGGAGTCCAAGCATCGGTTTTGACACCAAACTTCTCGGTAGCAGTCATTTGTACTCGCATTCCCATTCTGCGATACAATGATTCGGGATCTGTTATTCCCAGTTCTCGAGGAAGGTCCATAGCATTGGTGGAGCTAATAATGAACTTTGACTCGAAGGACGTCATTCCTTTGTCCTCTAAAGAAGCCATGTGCAACGGAAATGGATTGGTATTCACCATGTAAATGAACTCCATAGCAGCCGTAGTACGCTTCTCTTTATCCTTAACTTGAAAAACATCATCAACGGTAGTACACCATTGACCATGATAAGCATCCCAAAACTCTTGATCGAGTTTGCGTTCGTATTTGGAATTGTTATTCCATTTCTTTCCCGTCAAGTTCTCGTAAACTGCGGGAACAAAGACTTCCATAAATTTGGTTTTCCCTTGATGCGGAATACCATACATATAGAGCCAATAAGGTTCAATACGAGTTTTGTGTTGTCGAAGGTTCTGCATAGCTTCGTGATACAATGGCATGTACGCCATTTGCATTCGATTGATTTCTTGTGCAAAACCAAGATTGCGCATCACAGTATTTCCGGCAGTTTGTTTATACCGGAGAATAGTCTGATACGCATCGACTACGAGACGGCAGACAGCAGGATCAGATGTCATGTCGGTTCGTATATTCTCTCTACCAAGGATCTCGGTTTGGTCCCTGATGAGATTGGACAATGCATGAATCTCCTTACTCTTGGTAAAATAAGGGTGTCCTGTAGAAAATTGAGCAGCAGCATCAATGAACGTGGAAGCATGTTCAATGACGGAACCGACAAAATCTTTAACAGTCTTGCAAGTAGAAAAGAAGGCATTAAGTTCTTTGAATGGTGCAAAAGCGTTGTTCACGCTCTTTGCAGCATCACCAAAGAAAGCAGTGGACATGCCAGCAATAGCAGCGATAGTGAATGGAGTTTTATCGTCTCCTTGGGCTGTCACTCGCCATTTTCCTTTTACCTTTTTCCATCGTTTAAGTTGTTCGTCATCATCGCAATCAGAATCCGGAGGAATTTCGGGCAAAACAAAAGTATCAGGAAGGGAACTTCTCCTTTGGCGCTTTTTCCCAACCGGTAAAGGCTTGGTTTCACGTGCGGGAACTTCTGGCAATGGTTTTTGCATCAAAACCTGAATAGGTTTATTGAATTTAACACCATCTTTGGAATAATCGAACATTCCGTCCGTGGACAACGTATGGATTTCTGGAGGATCGGCTTTGATGGCGGTTCCCCAAGCTTCAACTTCTTGCATATCAATCATGTTTCCATGACCATCTGTAATATTAAAAGGAACTTGTTGAACAGGGGGATCAGTAACTAACCTCAAGGTTTTATCATCAAGCTGGATGGCGCTAAGGATAGTAGCGGGATCATCTTGGGACATGGGACACATAGTAAATGTCCTCCATGTAACCCAATCTCGACCAGATAAACACTCTTCATCGAAAGGAAGAACTTTCATCTGATCAATAAGCTTAACGAAATACGGTCGCCAATCTTCGAGTTCAGACATCATCTTGTGAAGGGCAGGAGCCAGACGTTCACAGTGATTTCTAAACTTAGGAACAGAAGCAAAGATGGCGACAATATACGTGAAATCAACCTCGCGTTCAATATCACGAGGCTTTTCATCAAATTTACAACCTTTGTCACAATAACGACAATACAATTGAAACATTGCTAGTTGCACATGCATTGGAACATCAGCGATGAGCTTCTTACGTCCATATGCATTTTGTAACATGGAACCAGCAACGGTACAACCGACGACAGCACAAAATATACCGATGGCAATCCCAACGGCAAGAGGATTATGTGCAAATGCGACAAAAACAACTGAAGCAGAAATAGCTACTATAAGAAGAGCAGCATACTGCCACCAATTGGCAATGGAAGGTGCAGTGGCGCGGAAAAATTCAATTACTTTTTCACGAATGGTAGTATATACACTAAGAATAGTGTTCTTACAAGTTTGGTAAGCATCACCTATCGTAGATTTGACATTTGTATAAAGAGCAGAAGACATGCGGGCAGTCATCCAGGCTGTGAGCCTTTTGGTGAGACCGTCAACAAATCCTTGTCCTTGAAAGGTAGAATTTCGGCGATTTAAGAGCATGTGTTTAAAAAGTGGTGTGAGCATGTCTGCACGTGAGGCACAATAATAATTGTACCATAAGACCGTGAGACGGGTGTGTGAATGGAGAACTGGTTGGGCGAATTTTGCAGCCGTAATTTCTGCATGTAGAAACGCAGTTCCATTTCTGAAGTGTCGGTTCACTTCGAAGGCATTAGGTATATAGCCTCTAAGGAAAACAAGGTCACAATAAGGGACCATAGATGACATTTTCACAGGGGTAGAGCAAAAGCCCCTATTAGTCCAACTGAAGCGGAGAGCATCCAGTGTGGCTTCATCATCTCCCGGCACTATCCAGGGTATGGTTGTTAAGTGCGGGTGTTTTTTTGTATAGGATCGTATCTGTTTTAATAACTGTTTGCGAGAATCCTTTACATCTCTATCGTTTAATGTGATCTCGTTGTCACATTCGGGGTATGGCTCTGCTGAAAAGAGCCGCTCAATACAAGCTTCATCATGTTCGAAGCGTTCATGTTTGAGGTGTGGGTTTTGTTTGTTGAAAGGTATTGAATTAAGTTTACTCATATGTTAAAATAATTTTATCCTCCCTGTAGACCATGGATCAGGGACGACTCGGAAGTACCTCAGACCAACCTCGGTTGGCATATCAGTACAGTGCTTCCATCAACAATTTACAACGCAACTGCTACTTACAGATGTTCCCTTGGGTGTGGGATTCAACATCTGGTGTTACTCGTTCCAAGACACAAATTTAACGGTGTCGACTGAGTTTTACACTAAGAAAGTGACCTAGACTAAAAATGGGAACTTTACAGTTTTTCCATTAGTAGAGAAAAAGACGGTTGAGAAGATATGAGGCATGGAAAGCGCCCAAGTCCCAGCAAACTATGCTGAACTAGCTTATGTTCTGACAGAACATAGGAAAACACCATACATATAATACGTAACGGATGAAATAAGAAATAGCACATGCCCTAGGCAAGCGTGATGTCAAGACTTGTTAGGTCGAGCACATCTATATATTGCAGAAGCCTGCTAGGCGATCATACACTACTAAAATCAACGTTATAAAGACCTGCGAAAGTCCGTATTTAGCTTATCGGGTGAATATCGATGATGATATTCAACCGTGGGAAAGTTCCTAAACTCCCAAGGAATTGAATCGTAACGAAACTCATAGTTCGAACAATCTTACGTTATGGTGGGCGGGGCTCTCAATCCCCTAAAGGTCAACTACCATCGAGACGGGCGTAACTCCGAAAACGTTTGAATGAACAAACTACTTGTTAAGTAGTTCGCACACTGTATCTTGTATTTTCATAAAAGGTAATACATTCAAGTATCACAGTGTTCCAGAAACTCTTCTGGATAGATTGTCATTCTAAAAACGACAACAAATTATATCAATCGGTTTGATAAGGCACCTTGACAATTTGGGTTTGTCAAAACCATTGTTTGTAAAACATCACTCTTTTAATAGAGTGAGAGAAAATCTCCAATTTTTGAGAAAATTGAACTAAA